AGATTGGGAAGCATTGGGCGCAGGTCCAGATGCAGCCGCAGGTAAAATTTTTACTGCTTCAACTAACGGTGTTGGCTTAACTACTGATGGTTATGTTTATCCAATTGGTGTTTGCACATTAGTAAACGTAGCAGATGCAAGTTTGACAAGAAATCAAATGAACATTAACTTAAACAAAGCTAGTGGACCAGATGTGTTTGCGGCTTATGTTACTGACCACTTTGCTGTTGACTTCACTGACAATGGTATAGATGAAAATCCAGGTACTAAGTATATTGCAACATTGGACGGTGCAAGTGGCACACCGGACGATGCAACAGGCTTAATTTATGTAGCAGTTGATAACTATTGCTAATCAGTTTATACTGAGACAAAAAGCCGCTTCATGCGGCTTTTTTTATGAGGTTTTGTAATTTAGTTTGAACCACATCAAAGTTGATTGTGTTAAACAATCCGGGATGTAATGGCTTTGGATAATGTTCACTATCTAACCATGCATAACCGCAATGCTCATCATTTAATATGGGTATAAATTCATTATCAGTTTTACAAAAAAATGTGTGGTACGTAAATGTGTTATTGATAAATTTTTGAATAGGGACTAGTTTAGCGTTTTTTGGGAAGTATGATATTTCTTCTGTGCATTCTCTTTCAATGCCTTCAAACAATGTTTCATCATTTTCTATTTTGCCACCAGGTATACCCCAATTACCCGGATTCTTATTATCGTTTCTTAGTAGAAATAAAAAACGTTGGGTATTAGAAGCGTAAAAGAAAATTCCCGCAGATGTATTATTCATACTATGATTTATCATAGTATTAGATGACTATAGAATAATCACCCTGGTCATACCAACCTTCATAACTCTTCATCCACATAGCTTCGGCGTAACGGTATTGAATGTTTGTTGTTAAATTGGTTACATATTGTACATCGGTAAGTTGAGTACTGTCAAAACTTACTAACCAGTTAGAACCGTCATATTCAATTATATCATTAGCATTGGCTACTAGATTACCCCATGCAACTGCAGGTTCATCGTTGAGTATACTTCCAATACTTTCTACAATCAAATACCGTTGTCCTGCACTGGCTGCTGGTAGTCCTGAATCAGGGCCTTTAATCAAGGGATTAATGATACTATCTACAGGATCTAGTGTATTTTCAGGTAATGTATCTAGGTCAACATCAAATATCAATAGTCTATCATCATTTGGATTGTATGCTATTGTACCCACAATCTCTGTTTCCATATATGGATTCTGTAACCAAATCTGACTTATACCGGGCTTTATAGTACCGTAAGCATTTAACACACTCTTCCAATATAGGTCAGTAGACGGACTGTCAGGTAAATCAAGTGTAGTATTTCTAGGATAAAAATCTTGATTTGCCGGAAGTATTTGTAAACTATTTCCTATGTACAATATCTTATATCCATAAGGAGTAATTTTTTGTCTAGTTCCTAATAGCATATCATCGTCTTGCATATCGGTAAGAGCGTTGCCTTTGAAAATACTTGCAATGATTTTGTGAATAACACCTAGTTTCTTAATCTTAGCACTACTACTAATCCATACTGGCATATAAAATTTCCAAGTCATTACATCAATGGGATTACCTGTACCTTGCGGAATAGTTCTACTACTGAATGTTAATCCATCTTGGTATACAACACTTAGACTTGTCCAGTCAATAAAGTTATCTGTACTTTGTATTTCCATAGCAGGATTAAACAATACTCCTAACTGCTCAATCAATTCTAATTTCTGATTATAGTTAGTAGTCCAGAAGTCTACAGTGACTCTTAATGTATAGGGTACAGGCATAATACGTTCAACCGTAAATGCTTGTCCTTGTGTTTGTTCATATTGCCCTGTTTGTGTATTGAATGTACGTTGTCTTACTGATAGCTTATCAATGAAGTATGGATCTTGTGTGCGTTTTTGGTCGTATTCTAGTCCAGTAATATAATATGTAATCAATGGTGCACTGGGTAAACTGCTAGGACTATTATTAGCAATAACAGTTGATACTTGTCTACTACTATCCCCGTACATTATAGGAACACGAATTAAAATTTCATTACCTGCAGGATCTTTTCCTTTTGTAACGTACCAGTCACTAAAGATTCTTGCAAATTGAACTAGGAACCTTCGTATTTGATTATCATAAAAAAACTTTGCCATTTTGTGCCTTAATCGGGTTGAATTGTTAATAACGTAGAGAGCGGTTGTTGTTGTGGTATAACCGTACCATCTGTTAATGTAGTTGTTTGTGTATTGTTGATGAATGACCCGAACAACGTTTGGTCGGATGATGTAACATCCCCTTCAGCACGTACATTTTGGCTGATTCTAATCCATAGTGAACCGTCCCAACGATACAATAATTGTGGTAGATAATCTGTGCGTAAGAAATAATCACCTAAGCTAGGATTAACAGGGAATGTTATTCCAGAACCAACTGGTAATCCGTTTGGTGCAGTACCATCACCTATCATATACCCATCTGTATAGCCAAATCCTTGTGGACTACTACGTGCAATGAATTGGAATCTAGGATCACAATCAGCACGGAAATCCATTTCCTGAGATACTGTATATTGGAAACTTGCACCTACTGTTATTGCGGTACCTGCAGGCATTTTGGCTATTGTGGGGTTATTAATTATAAATGTATTATTAACATAGTCAACTGAGACTACTCTTGTATCAAAATCAAACACAGGTATTATCGTACCGTTAGGTGATGTTACGGTAGCAGTAACATCTATCTCTGCTACTAAATCTTTAGTAACGTCCTGCACACTAATTTCAGTTGTGCCAATCGGAACCTCAAGAGAAGTAATTTCAAAGCTAGGGAAGTTGTCTGCTGTTGAATAGGTGTTATCTGAAGTGCCGTATGGTCCTGTAATTGGACCTACTGCCTTAGCAGTTAATACTAATGTTCCATCAACTTGTCCGGAGTTAGCATCAGTTCTTTCTGGATTTAGTTTAGCAGTCTGCAAACTTAATGTCATTAATTCTCGCAACTTGTCTGCATCATCATGTGAGAGTGACCATAACTTTTTAAGTGTGGCTGCACCAATTTTAATAACTGGACTTGGATTTGCATATCTTGCACTACTCATAAATACTACCACTGAACTAGGAACAGGTGGTCCGTTCGGTATAATAATATTGACTGGTGGTGCAGGCTGTCCATCAAACGTTGGATTAACATATAGTTGACTACGGTCATAACCTGTCTTGGGAACTAGTCTCGCTGCCTCTGCAATTGCCGCATCATTGATTGCTATGTTTTTATTATATCTTCCTATGATATCACGTAAGTTATCAGCGGTGTCAAGTTGCCAGTATAAAGGATCAGTTGGTGCTATACCAGCTGGTACATTTTGTATAGGTGTATATGTCTTATCTCCGTATGTAACCGTATATCCTGTAACGTATGCTTTAGTAGGATCCCATCCTTCGCTAGCAAAGTTACCATCAGTTATTTGATAATATCTACGCAATCCAATTGGAATAGCCTCATTTAATGGGTGATAATCTGTTAAGTGAGGTAACTCTAATACGTCCCCTACCATTAACTTGCGACCTATTAGTTCTATCATGTCATTATAATGCACTGTCACAAAAACAATGTCATTATTAAGAAACAATCCAAACTGACTTAGGTCAAAGTCTAAATTTTGTACGTTATAGTGACCACGCAATCTATAGATGGTGGTATCATATTTTCTGTCACGGTTCTCTAAGAACAACAAATCTTGTATATTTGTCGGATCCAGAGTATTATATTGTGGTTGAGTCAAGTCGGTACTAGCGCCCTGATTAGGTATTCCTAAATACTTGTGTATGTATAAATCTGTACCCCCAACAACAAACATCTCCTTGATGGTTCTATCAAGGAATTTGAAATCTTTTGATTTTTCTGGACGATATAATGAAAGTCTTGGCATATTGTGATCCGTTTACTTAGTATTTATTACAAAAGTATTACCTCTGTAGGTTGACAACAATTGGAAAATCATATATAATAATATCATTATTAACAGGAGCAACCATGGCAATACGCAAACCCAAAGCAACATCAGACCACTTTATTAAAGCATTGAACCCTAGGGATGCTGATACAAAATATATGGGTGAAGAACCTTATTTCCCGTTGCAACCTGATGCTGATGGTCGTAAACTTGCATTGACTAATAGCTTTACTTGGTACAATAGGTTCTATGGTAAAAAAGATGCCAAAGAACTATTGTGTCAATATTTAGATAGCCATGACCGAACCGCTGATGCCAAATATTTGCGTAGGGTGCATGAATCTGAATTCATTATGACATTGTGCTGGTTAGCACGTATGACTTTGCGTGGTTTGGAGTTAAATGACCATGAAGAACTAACCCTACAAAATGAAATCAGTAGGTTGCTAAAATTAGTCCACAAGCCGGAATTAGTTGAGAAAGAAAAAGAGCCTAGTAATCGTCCCAATGTGCAGGAGATTATGCGTGAAAAAGCATTAGAAGCCGCTGGCGAACTTGAATCTATTTTTGATGAATGGATTACTGACATCAAGGTGACACAAAAAACAGTTGACATTGTTGCTAAGTTTAATGTCATGCCACAACATATCCCGTTGATTGTCGATATTTGGAAACGCAAGCAACAAGAGTTTGAACAAGTCTCAGAAGGACAGGATGAACAATTGAATGAAGCCTATAGTTATCTAGGCAAAGTTAAATTGCGTAACACACTTAAATTTATTGAGCAAGTATTAAGTGACTTGAACAGTTACATTTCAATTAAGAAAGCAAGCAAAGCACCTCGCAAACGCAAAGCGGTTCCTGTTGAGAAGATTGTCGCTAAACTCAAGTATTTGAAGGAACACAAAGATCCTGTTAACAAACTTGACTTGATTAGTGTGCATCCAACTAAACTTCACGGCGCCAGTGAGGCATGGGTCTATGATACTGCAAAACGTAAGATGCATCATTATATTGCTGACGAGTATTCAAAAGCATTTACTGTTAAGGGTAATACGATTCTTGGATTTGACAACACCGCAAGTGAAATCAAAACACTACGCAAGCCCGGTGAACAGATTAAAGAAATTATGGGTAGCAAGCCAGCCGCACGTAAATACTTTAAAGACATTAAAGCAGTAGCTACTACTCCTAATGGTCGCTTTAATGAGAATATGGTTATATTGAAGGCTTTTTAATGAGTATAGAAAAACGAATGTTAGAAATGATGGAACCAATTGACAAGTCCATCCAATTAACTGACAATGATGAGGATATGCTAATGTTAGCCTGTGCAATGATGCAACGTGTCAAAGAGATATTTGACAATCAAATTGGAGTAGAAGGTAGAAAAACAATGTTTAAGGAATTATTAAAATGAGTGAGAAGAATGTAGATTTAACTAAGTACATGGAATTTGTTGAGGCTGTAACTAGCGAACCTAGCAATGACCTCACAACCTTCATGGATCGTTGTGACGAATTGGACGGTAACTTTGATTTAGCAACACAAAAACATGGTCCTGATATCAATGTACCTCTATTGTTGACAGCATGTTTAGGATTAGCAGCCGAATCAGGTGAATTTATTGAGATACCTAAAAAGATTTTCTTTCAAGGTAAACACCTATCCGACGAAAATCTCTTTCACATGAAACGTGAATTGGGTGATATCATGTGGTACTGGATTAACGCTTGCAGGGCACTTCGCCTAGACCCCAATGAAGTCATTGCTGAGAATGTAAAGAAACTAGAAAGCCGCTATCCCGGTGGTTCTTTTAATGTTCATAATAGTGAAAATCGCAAAGCAGGCGATTTGTAAGATGAACGGTTCTCCAGATAAATACAATATCTGGAGAACAATATGGCAGGTCTTACCTTAGACGAATTAAAAGAAGAATTATTTAGAAGCCTACGACTACGTTTGGGAGACGGTATTGTAGATGTTGAATTGGATCCTGAACACTATGAAGCCGCATATCAATATGCAGTAAAGATATATCGCCAAAGGGCACAGAATTCTACGCAGGAGTCATACACACTTCTAAAGATGGAAAAGAATCAAAATGTCTATACATTACCTAGCGAATTCATTAATGTGCGACAACTTTTCCGAAGAACAGTTGGTTTAGAAACAGGTCCTTCTGCTAGTAGTTTTGATCCATTTTCTAGTGCGATTCTTAATACATATTTGCTTAACTACAACTATGCAGGTGGTTTAGCAACATACGATTTTTATGCTCAATATATTGAATTAGCCGCACGTATGTTTGGTGGTTATGTCATATATACCTTCAACCCTGTAACAAAGGAATTGCGTATTGTTCGTGACCCTAAGGGTAGTGGAGAACAAGTATTAATTTGGGCAGACATATTAAGACCAGAACAACAGTTATTACAAGATCCGGGTGCAGGCATTTGGATTGGTGATTGGACACTTAGCCAATTAAAATTAAGCAAATTATCTCACTACATTTCATGGATATAAACGAATTAGTTTTGCAGGCACATTAAAAGATTCAGTAGCCGCAGTCTTTGGTTGGGACCGCGATATGCTTGAGGGCACTACAAAATCTAGCAGAGAATGGCGTGAGCAATTAGACCTGTGGTGGAGTGAACGATTAGGTATTCCTGAACTTACCCCTAGGTGGGTACTACAACAGTGGGGTACTGAGGTATGTCGTGAAGGCTTTCATAATGACATCTGGGTAGCAAGCGTAGAAAATCAACTTCGCAAGGCAAAAGACAATATTGTAATCACTGACTGTCGTTTTACTAACGAAATTGAGGCTATCAAAAATGCAGGCGGAATAACTATTCGTGTTGAGAGGGGTGAAAAACCCGAGTGGTACGACTCAGCAATTGCATACAATCGTGGTCCAAATAGTAATAGTCTATGGTCTATTAGCAAATCTAAGTTAGATAGACTTAAAATTCATGCCAGTGAATATAGTAGTGTAGGTCTACAACATGATTATTATCTAAATAATAATTCTACTATAGATGATTTACATACGCAAGTTGAATCAATAATCAACCTGTAAATCTCCCCGACGCCAAGTAACTTCTTTGCGTTTTATTACCTCTACACAATTTAAACAGATTGTTCTTAGATTAATATAATCGTTGTTTTTTAAGTCTCCGTCAATATGATATACTGTCATTTGACTGGGGTACGAACTTTTAAACCCGCATACATCACATGTGGGTTTTTTCTTATATCCTGTTTTCTGCCAATTAGGTACTCTAGGTTTTTTCTTAGTTTTCTTGCTGCCGCATTCATCACATATGCTTCTATAATATATTTTATCATTGCGATGATAATTGACGGCACATAAATTTTTATTACATTCTTTACAGATAGGACGTTTCATCTAGTATTTACATAAAAACCTTTAAAGGTATGGTTATATGGTGTTTTTTAATATTTTCGCTAAATATTAATACGATTAGGGCGTTAACCCTCAAAATCATAACATAAAGGAAATTTAACATGGCACTAGTATCACCAGGCGTAGAAGTAACAATCATTGACCAAAGTCAGTATTTACCTGCAGCCTCTAATTCAGTACCCCTTGTATTGTTGGCAACTGCAACTAACAAGGCAAACGCGGCTGGAACAGGAGTGGCAGCAGCCACTACAGCGGCAAATGCAAATAAATTATATCAGGTAACAAGTCAGCGTGACCTTGTAAATCTATTCGGAACACCTTTCTTCTATAAAACTACAAACGGAACTCCAATTCAAGGATATGAATTAAATGAATATGGATTATTAGCTGCCTATTCTTTACTAGGAACAACTAATCGTTGCTTTATCTTAAGAGCAGACATTGATTTAGGAAGTCTAGTAGGAACATTAAGTCGTCCAGTAGGAGATCCAGAAGATGGACAATATTGGTTAGATACTACAAATAGTACATGGGGTATCTATCAATTTAACGCAAGTACAGGAAAGTTTACAAATCAAACTCCATTAGTTATTGTAGATTCAGAATATATTGTAAGTGGTATTCCTACAGAAGCAGTCGGAACTATTGGTTCTTATGCTGTTATTCCACTTGAAATCACAGATGATGACTATGCAGTTGGTACATATTTCTATAAAACCTACACTAATGCATGGGTTAGAGTTGGTTCAAGTGCGTGGAAACTTGCTTTAGCAACAGCAACAGGTACTGTATCTAATCCAGCATTTGCTAGCACCGCTGAATTTACTATTAGCATCAATGGTGCATATACAAGAGCAGTTTCTATAGCTGGTGGTGACACAGTAGATGACATAGTTAACACTATTAATGGACTTAATATTGCATATCTTCAGGCTAGAAATCTTGAAGGTAAATTAGTTGTTTCTTATGGTAGCCCGGAAATTAACCAGTATATTGCATTTACTAATACAACTGGTACTCCGTTGACTACTTTAGGTATTACTGCTAGCACCCCATATTATACACCTGATGTATCATACGGAACAAGCGCACAAATGCCATTATGGACAACTGGTCAATTATATCCACACCCAACAGGTTCATTATGGATCAAGACAAGTATTGCAGGTGCTGGATCAGATTATATGGTTTCTCAATATAATGCTGGAACAGATGTTTGGGCAAGTCTTGAAGTATCAAAATTTCAAACTCCGGGTATAGCTACAGCTACATTAGATTCCTCTGGTGGTAAAACTATTCCAGCTGGTACATTGATTGGTACTGTAGGCGAGACTGACAATTATGCTACAAATTCAACAGTAGTTTTATGGAAAAGAAAAACAACAGGTGAAATGTCTGTTGTTGGAGTTGAGACAACTGTTTCAATCACTAACGGTGGGATATTAGTTATAGTTCCTTCTACACCGGGTGTAGGTGAAACTACTGTATTATCACCATATAATTTGACATTAAACGCAGGCGATGATGCAACTGATGTAGTTACAAAATGGTTGGCATTAGATATCCCTTATACTGACATTGGATTAACTACTACTGGAGCTATTGAAATAACACATACGTTAGGCGGAGATATCTTCCTAACTGACTTCTATTCCACTGGTATTAGTAATGGTATTATTGACGATATGGGATTTGGTTCATCTAATCCAGATACTGATTATCTATTACAAGCTAATTATAGAAACCAATCTGCTGTACAAAGCGCAGTAGCACCAGCAGGCGGTACTGGTGCAGTATTTGATATTATAAATCGCGGCGACTTCTATGAAATTAATGTGGTAACACCAGGATCAGGCTATAGTGTAAATGACTTGATTACTATTCCGGGTGCAAGTTTAGGCGGTGCAACAAGTGCTAACAACTTAGTTATTTCTGTTCAAGCAGTAACTGGTGGTGGTATTGATAATGTTGCATACTATTCAGGAACACCTAGAATTAACTATTCAACTATTTTAAGTAACTGGGATCTACTAGAGTACGTTTCAAATGAGGGCGCCCCAGCTACTACACCATTGAATAATACTAACTGGTTCTATAGCACAGCTAGCCAAGTTGATATCATGGTACAAAAGAATGGTAACTGGATAGGTTATAAGACAACGAACTTTGATACTAACGGACACCCTATCACTACTGGTTCAAATGCAACAGACCCATTAGGTCCTATTATTAGTGCTACAGCACCAGAACTTCAAACTGACGGTACAGCATTAGTATATGGTGATTTATGGTTAGATACAAGCGATTTAGAAAATTATCCAAAACTAAGTCGTTGGCAATTAGCTGATGGCGTGGATCAATGGGTAGCTATTGATAACACAGACCAAACAAGTGAAAATGGTATATTATTTGCTGATGCACGTTGGGCAACGTCAGGTTCAGTTGATCCAGTAAGCGATCCTATTCCAACTATCCTGTCATTATTGTCAAGCAATTACTTAGATTTAGATGCTCCGGATTCAGCACTGTATCCACAGGGTATGTTGTTATTGAATACACGCCGTTCGGGTTATAATGTTAAACAGTTTAGAACAAACTATTTTACAGCGGCAAATTATCCAGATGAAGTATTACCAACATATTCATACACATGGGTAAGTTCTAGTGGATTGCAATCTAATGGTGCAGCCTACATGGGTCGTAAAGCACAACGTAATATGGTAGTTCAAGCGATGAAGGCAGCAGTAGGAACAAATCAAACTGTGCGTGAAGAAGATACCTTCTTCAATCTAATCTCAGCTCCCAACTATCCAGAATTACAACCTGATATGGTAGTCTTAAATAATGACCGCAATAACACTGCATACATTATTGGTGACACACCATTACGTTTAGAAGACCAAGCAACCGCATTGACCAATTGGGCAAATAACGTTGCAGGTGCTACAGCAACAGGTGAAGATGGATGGGTAACACGTGATACATATTTAGGTGTGTTCTACCCAAGCGGTATATCAACAGATTTAACAGGTGCATCAGTTGTTGTTCCTGCAAGTCATATGATGTTACGTACTTTCTTACGTAACGATACAATTGCTTATCCTTGGTTTGCTCCAGCTGGTACACGCCGTGGTACAATTGACAATGCTACAAACATTGGATACTTGAGTGCTACAACAGGTGAATTTGTAACCGTTAAGAATCGTATGAGTATTCGTGATGTGTTGTATACAAACCAAATTAACCCACTAGCATACTTCACAGGTGTCGGTCTATTGAATTATGGTAATAAGAATTCATTTGACTCACAAAGTGCGTTGGATCGTATCAATGTAGCAAGATTAGTTTGCTATATTCGTGAAAGACTACAAGTTGCGGCTCGTCCGTTCGTATTCGAACCAAATGATGCTTTAACTCGTAGTGAAATACAAGGTGTTGTACAGTCATTGTTTATCGACTTAGTTGCTAAACGTGGTCTATATGATTACTTGGTTGTTTGTGACGAAAGTAACAACACACCAGCTCGTATTGATAGAAATGAACTTTGGATTGACGTTGCTATTGAGCCAGTTAAAGCGGCTGAATTCATCTATATCCCGGTTCGTGTTTTGAATACAGGTGAATTGGCAGCTGGATAATAAAAAGTCCCCTGGAGACAGGGGACTATTATAGATAAATAAAGATATAGGAGAAATATAAAATGGCAACAGCCTCACAATCATTGTTCAATATGACCGTAGCAGCCGATACCGGCACTAATGCTCAAGGTCTATTGATGCCTAAACTACAGTTTCGTTTCAGAGCATTGTTTCTAAACTTTGGTGTAGGTGGTTCCACACAAGAACTCACTAAACAAGTTATGGACATTCAACGTCCTCAAGTCCAATTTGATGAAGTAACATTAGATGTGTACAACTCTAGAGTTTATCTTGCAGGTAAACACGCTTGGCAAGAAACACAAGTTAATTTGCGTGATGACGCACAGGGTAACATCAGTAAATTAGTAGGACAACAGATTCAGAAACAAATGGATTTTGTTGAACAAGCATCAGCCGCAACAGGTCAAGATTATAAGTTCCAGTTGAACTATGAAATACTTGATGGCGGTAACGGAGTTCTTACACCTAACGTATTAGAAACATGGGAATTATATGGTTGCTTCATTAAGAGTGCAAACTATAACAACATGGATTATAAGACAAGTGATCCTGCAACAATTCAATTATCAATTCGTTTTGATAATGCAATACAAGCTCCATTAAGTTCTGGTATTGGTACAAACGTAGGTCGTGCATTTGGCAGAGGATCAGTAACTGGTATCGGCAGCTAATGGCAGGATTTATACAAAATCTGTTACAGGATGCGGCATCCATTGTTAAGACTGAAAGTAAAAATGCTGTAAAGTCTTTTTTTACTGCTGAGTACTTGCGTGATTATACTCACGCAAGTAAAACATTTGTAACAAATTCTTACGGATACTCTCCTAAGTTCAAATTTTTATTCCACGTTTATTTTGATATAAACAAAGAATATATCGGTGCAACAGCAAACTGGCCCAAAGATAGTAACTTTGGATTAACAGTTAAAAGCGTACAACTTCCAAAATACACAATGGATCTAACTTCACTTAATCAGTATAATAGAAAAAGAGTTGTACAAACAAAAATAAAATATGATCCTATTAATATCGTGTTCCATGATGACAATTCGAATCTAGTTCGTAAATTATGGTACACATATTATACCTATTATTATAAAGATGCTACTCAACTTGATGCATTTACGGCTGGTTCAACTGGTGAAGCGGCACAGAGATATGATTTGAATCGTAGAAATATTTATGATAGCAGTATCACTGGTAATGATGATTGCATAATTTTGTAATGTACAGACTTATCAATCCTGTTATTGAAAGTTTTGGTCACGACACTTATAATTATTCTGAAGGTTCCGGTATCATGGAAAATCAAATGTCTTTACAGTACGAAACTGTTAGATATTATGAAGGTGCAATAGATGGTAGAACTCCTAGCGAATTTGTTAAGGAATTTGGTGATGCTGAACATTATGATAAGACATTAAGTCCTATCGCAAGACCAGGCTCAAATGGAACAATTATAGGTCAAGGCGGATTAACAGATGCGGTAGGCGGAATATTAACTGACTTAGAAACTGGTAACTTTGCAGGTGCAATACAGAAAGCAGGTGCTGCCGCTAATACGTTTAAGAATCCTCAAAGCATTATTAATGCCGCTAGAGGAGATATATTGGGTGCTGCCAATGACGCATTATCAGGAACACCTAATCGTAACAGTCAGTTTGGATTCCCAACTGACGGATCAACAGTTGTTAAGAGTGCTACTGATAAGTTTAATAATGCATTAGGCAAATTGCGTAAAAGCCCGGCCCCAGTCAATACTGAATAGTCAACAAAATGATGCATAAATACTTCTAAGAGGTAACTTATGGCACAATTAATAGACGCACCACAAACACAACTAGATAAAACAGTACGAGTGTTTGATAAATTTTATAATTTTGATTTACGTGTAGACGCTAATGAATATGATTTAGTGTATTCTTATTTCTTTGAGATATCAAAGAGTAAGGATGTTGCTAGTAATTTCAGTACCATAATTTTCAGAATATCAAATTTAACTGGTGAAAATCCATTAGTGTTATTGAACCAACTTGAAAACACTACTAACTTTAAATCAAGCGCATTATTAACTTACTATCTTAACAGCACTAAAAGTAAAACTACATTATATGGTGTAGGAATCATCCCCCAGCCTAACGAATTAATACAGAGAAATATTGTTGCATAATGGCTAATTTTGCACAGGGTATTTTTGTACCCAAAAATCCTGAAAAGTATATAGGTAATCATAAACCCAAATATCGTAGTGGTTGGGAATTTACCTTTATGCAATTTTGTGATAATAACAAAAGCGTACTAAAGTGGGCGAGTGAAGCGTTAGTAATTCCATATATGCATCCATTAACTGGTAAACGTACTAACTATATACCTGACTTTTTCATAGTTTATCAGAATAAATTTGGAAAACAACTTGCTGAAGTAGTAGAAATAAAACCCAAAAAACAAAGTATTATTGAAAGTAAAATAGCTAGTGCTAAGGATCGTGCAATAGTAGCAATCAATCATGCTAAATGGGCTAGTGCTATGGCGTACTGCAAGCAGAATGGATTTACGTTTAGGGTCATAACTGAGAATGACCTTTTCTACAACGGTAGAAGATAGCAATAAATACTACTATTATGGAATAGTAGTATGACAAAAAAACTTAGCGAATTATTTGAATTGCCCTCAGAAGGATCAGTAAACGAAGATATACTTCAAAAAGCAGAAATTGAAGTAGTCACTCAGGAAGCATATAACAACCTAGAAAAAATAGAGAATGCATTGCCTCAAGTTCGAGGATTAGAAGCAAGTGACACTGAGATGGATGAGTTAGCAAAGTTGGCTCAAGACAGCTACAAAGACTTAATGGACTTGGGTATGCAAGTGGATAGTCGTTTTGCTAGTGAGATATTCAATAGTGCTAGTAGTATGTTAGGACATGCTATCACAGCAAAAACAGCCAAGATTAATAAAAAGTTAAAAATGATTGACTTGCAATTGAAAAAAGCTACCCTAGACCAAAAGGCTAAAGACAAAGTAGAAGAAATTCAAAGCACACCACTAGGTGAAGGTAGTTTAGTAGACCGGAATGAGTTACTAAAAAGTATACTGGCAAACAAAAAATCAGTAGATTGATAAATATATTATAGGAATAATACAATGAAAAGCCTTCGACAATATCTAACAGAAAGTGTCAGAACATATCACTATACAATTAAGATTGCAGGAGACTGTGATAAGAATTTTTTAGACATGTTCAAACACAACTTATCTAAATTTGATCCAGTCAAGATTGAGGATCCAAAGACTACACCAGTACAAAAAGATCCATATGGATTTCCTGAACTGCAAAATGAGTCTATTGTAATAATTAAATGTGAGTTCAAATATCCAGCAACAGAGCCAATGGTTCAACAACTTGCTCAGTTACTAGGATGCAACATCAATAGAGTCAGAATGATTACTACTGATTACAATGATAGTATAAACAGCGAAGCTGAAGGTTATGCTAATGAGGCAAAAAATGAGCCGTTATTATTGAAATCTGAGTTAGAAGATAATGGTAAGGAAGCAAGCAAAGAATATGCAAGTCAATATCTAGACCGTGTTGTTCCAAAGAAACCTAGTATTGATATTCCATATGACGGTAAGAAAACACCAATTGCACCAAATAAGAGTAAAGAAGGTATCAACACGCTAAGTCCTATGAGTAAAATCACTCGTCCTGACTTACCGGCTACCGGAGCTAGAAGATAATGATTGATTTTAATACTAGCCAGCTAACATGGATAGTTATCGGTGCCTGTAGTATAGGTGGCGGTGGCTACATGTCTATTACTGAACATGTCTCAAATATTGACACTAAAGTTCAACTAACACAACTTAAAGTAGATGATACTAATAGTAGAGTAGCTGACTTACAAAAACAACTTTCTAGAATAGAAGATAAATTAGATAAACGAGGATCAAAATAATGGATTTCAAAAGCCTATTACAATCAATGACCACTCTCTCAGAGGGCGAAACAAAAGAAACGTCTAAAGGTCGTGAACACAAAGGTACTTATGGTACAAGTCATGGCAAAGAAGATGTTCGTGACCAATATGGGCATAAGATTGGCCGTGTTGATAAAGACAAAGATGACAAAGCTAAGAAAGATGATGCACCTAAAAAGCGTGGTCGTCCTACTAAGGCTGCTAAAGATGAAACTGGTGCAGATATAAAACATGACACATCAGGGATTCAATCAATGCTAGGCAAGAAGCCAAGCAAAGAAGTTGGTAAAGTATCTAAGAAACATAGTCTAAAAGAATATATTGAAGAAGTAGAAACAAATATACAATTAGATGAAGATATGAATAATCAAGATCCTATTCAAATCAAGCCAGCAAGCCAAACTAATACACAAGTCATTCAACAGGGTAATAAGACATTGGGTACAGTTACTAACCCACAATTGGCTGCACAGATTAAACAGTCAATTGGTAAAGGTGAAATGACATTGAATCCTGATGAGCAAGGAATGGCGGAAGATGGTGGCGAAAAATGGATTCAAAAAGCTATCAAGCATCCTGGCGCATTGACTAGAAAAGCTCAGGCAGCTGGTCAATCAACATCTGCGTTTGCAAAATCACATGCACACGATAAAGGTACTACAGGCAAGCAAGCACGATTAGCACAAACACTAAGCAAAATGCGTGAAAGTTTACAAGCTAATGGTATGGTGTTAACTGAAGGTCAAAAAGAACAAATGACTAAGTTCTTTGACGAGTTAGAATTGGGACCAAAAGGTTATAATATTAAAGCGGCAGTAGAATTACATGACAAAGGTCTTGCAACAAGCATTATTAATAAAACATTAGCACACGGCAGATTCAGAAGTATGGCAGGTACATACAAAGACCAGATGCGTGATGCGGCATTAGAACACTTTGGATTCACTAACTATGAAGAAAGTTTAGAAGAAGGTGATTTAATACCACATCCAAGTAAAGACATGTATAGACAACATGCCATTCAGAATGGTAAAGATTTAAAAGTAGGAGACATTAGTGCGTTCAAACCAAGTCGCATACAGGCTCCTAGTAGACCAGTAGAAGAACCTACTCCATGGAAAGTTGACCCAATCAACGCCGCTACAGACAGAGCAATCAATTTTATCTCTGGCTTACGCAAACCAAAAAATACACTTGAAAGCAAAGAAGATATGAAAGACGTACAATTCGAAGGTTGGGAAAACCAACTAAAATCAATGTTAACTGAAGGTATTACTGTATCTTCTAGTACAGGACAACAAGGTTCACCTGACAATGTTACTATTAGTGCATCCGATACTGATGCTGAACAGTTATTGGGAGTACTGCGTAATGCAGGAATAGGAGTATTTGGTGGCAATCAAAAAGCAGAAATGACTCCGTATGGCGCTCCTGCAGGTGAAGAAGAACCAACAGGAACAGGAACTGAACCAGAAATGAGTCCTGATGTAGTTGGAGACGGTGATGATATGCTATCATTGATTAAAAAGATGACTGGTCTTAGTGCTGGTCCAGTTGGGCAAGAACCAGAAGGTACAGCATCATGTGATTATGAAGATGAAGAAGGTTCTGATGACACAGCATTGCAACCAGCTGGTGGCGAAGAAGGACATGATGATGCAGAAGATTCTGACGAAGAAGATTCTGACGAAGAAGAAAAAACTGATGAAGGCTATAATGCTTTTACAAGTAAAGTAGCTAAAGCAAAATCAGATAACATCCCTGATAAAAATCAAAAAATTTCTGTAGGTGGAAAACAATATCCAGTAAAAGAAGATGACATGGAAGAAAGTAATGCTTTCGTTGACAAGTTGAGAAAAACACCAAAAGGTGAAAAATTCAGTATAGGTGGTAAACAGTATACTGATACTAGTAACATTGAAGAAGGTCATGACCATGAAATGTGTAATGAATGTGGTGGAATGATGTATGAAGGTCACACTTGTGAAGAACAAATGAATGAAGGCATGGGCAATGAATACAGTCCGGAAATGCAAGAAAGAATTAAAAACTCAACTCCCCAAGAGTTATCTAAAATGGCGTATGAGTTAGCCGGTGACCCGTCACGCTATTCACATGAATATAAAAAACTTGAGGCAACTCGGTCTTTGTTGAGAGGTACAACTAAGCATGAAGAAAGTGTTGGAGAAGGCTTCTCAAATGACGCAGGTGGTGACGCTATGGCAGACACCGAGTTGATGAAGTTAAAAGAATTGTTGTCAATGGGCGGAGACCTACACAAGTTAAAGCGTAGTCAAGCAGTGGGCAATCCAACTCAAGTTACTTTAGAAACTAAGTTGATGAAAGATTCTAGCGATTTATTAGTAGATTACAAGAGATTAAGCGGCATAAAATAACAATAATCCGCATTTTAATAGCCCGGTTCGCCGGGCTATTTTTTTTGATAAATACTTAATAAGGTAGATATAGACATGGCCCAACAATTTATTGATTTTGGAACTTTCCCCAATGATCCGTCGGCAGACCCGATCCGAGCGGCTTTCCAAAAGATACAGAATAATTTCGTAGACTTATATAATACAACTCTGAGTACTGGTGTAACATCAGTAGAAGTAGGTCCGGGATTAAGTGCAACTAGCAACGTAGGTAATATATTACTTACTTCTAGTTTCCCTAATATAACAATCAACACAAGTAACAGTTTATTAATAGGAGTTGGTGCCGCAACTAGCAATACTGCAACTGTCAACAGTTATAACACCCCATTTGTAATTAATTTAGCAAATACAATAACAACGCCCAACGCTAACATAACTAATCTAGTACGTGCTGGTAATTTAACTGTCACTAACTTTGTCAATTCAGCATTAGTACCTAATGCTAACGTAACATATGATTTAGGTACCCCATCGTATCGTTGGAAAGATTTATACTTAAGTGGAACAACCCTAGTTTTAGGACCACAAACTATTAGTGCTAATGCTTCTACAGTTACGTTTTCTTCTATCACTGTTACTAGCAACATTTCAGTTAATAATATTTCTATCACAAGTAATATAAGTGTTAGTAATATTTCTAGTTCAGGCAATATTGTAGTAACAAGTAATGCAACTGTTGGAAACTTAACGACAAGCGGTGTAGTAACTGCTACAGGAAATATAACAGGTGGTAACTTAGTTACAGGTGGATTAATAAACTCTACTGGAAATGTAACAGGTGGTAACTTAGTTACAGGTGGAGTAGTAAATTCTACTGGAACAGTAACAGGTGGAAATTTAGCAACCGCAGGTACAATAACTGCTACAGGTAATGCTACCGTAGGTAATTTATCTACTACTGGAGTTACTGTCACTGGTAATGGATCTTTTGGTAATATAAGTGCAACTGGTGCTATTACTGCTACTGGATTAGGAACATTTGGAAACATCTCTACAGGTAATATTACTATTACAGGCAATATTGAAGCAAGTGGAAACCTAGTAGGTAATTTAAGTGCAAATAATTTTTCAATAAGCGGTTATGTCACTGGTGATTTCTTACCATCAGCACAGGAAACATATGATTTGGGATCTCCGAGTAATAGATGGCGAGACCTGTACCTAAGCGGTAATTCTTTGAAATTAGGTACAAGTACCATAACATCTAATAGTAGTGGAATTGTTATACCAAATGCAGTGATTAGCGGTAACCTAGCTGTAGGTAATGTATCAGCGGTAGCAGTATCCGGTACATTGACTACTGCAAATCAACCAGGTATTACTAGTGTAGGATTACTAAGTAATCTATCAGTGGCTGGCAATTTATCAACAGGTGAACTTAGTGTAGTTGGTAACCTGCAAACTGCTAATCTAGCCGCAACAAGTATTGTGATTGGCACGGGCAATAATCAAACAACAATCACAGGTAATGGAATTCAAACCAGTGGTAATGCTACATTACAAGCTCCGGGCGCTGATACTGAAATTCTTTTTAATGATAATGGTAATGCTACTGCTGTTGCGGGACTAACATTTAATAAAAATACAAATCTGTTAAGTATTTCAGGTAATGTAGCAGGTGGAAATATTATATCATCGGGTGGGGTATCTGCATCAACTGCTACATTAGGTAGTATTGGTGCTAATACACTATCTGCAAATGGTAATGTATCTGCAGGTAATTTAATAACCGTTGGTATATTAGCTACATCAGTGGGAATTAATTCAGGTGTAAATTTACCTATGACCTCAATGTCAGGATTGTTGAACAAAGTAACAGTTACATTTGATGCACAACCTACTGCACCATTTGAAGCAGGTTCTTCAATAGTTATTCAAGACGCTGTGCCTACAGATTATAATGGTACATGGACTGTGTTTGACGGAAACACAACTCAGATACGATTTAACAGTGGTCTAACTTCTACTGTAACAGCATTAGGTAGAATATTAGGTGGCGGTAATATTGCAACTTCAGGATTTTTAAGTGTTGCAGGCAATGCTAGTATGGGCAATATAACTACTACCACATTAAGCGGTGCTGTAGTGACAGTTTCTGGTAATATTTCAGGTGCCAATCTTGTAGCTAGTGGTATCTTACGTGTTGATGGAAATGCAAACGTTGGTAATCTTACCACTAGTGGACTTGTATCTGCGGCTACATTGGCTGCGACTGATGCCAATGTTACCGGTAATCTAAGTGCAGGAAATTTAAGTGCAAGCGGAACATTATCAGGTGCAAACCTTAGTACATCAGGCCAATTAAGTGTAACAGGTAACGCTAGTGTAGGCAATGTGTCTACTGCAAGCATATTAATGAACGGCAACTTAACTGGTGCGGCTTTAATGGAATCTGGTTTACTAAATGTAACTGGAAATATGACCGGTGGCAATGTATTAACTAATGGCTTCTTAAGTGTTACAGGTAATGCGACTGTTGGTAATGTTATTGCTAACAACAATTTAGTAATTCAAAAGAGTGCCAATGTTGCAACTAACGTAACAGTTGGAGCAAATGTAGAAATAACAAATATCACAGGATCTACTGGAGTTATTACTGCAACCTTTGCACAACAAGATACTATTCCGTTCCCTATTGGAGCAACTGTAATTATATCTGACTGTGCCCCATCCGGCTTTAACGGATCATATACTGTATCTACTGGTAATACCACACAAATTACATTTGCAGGCGGCCAAAGCGGTACAGCAGGAGTTAATGGTAGAATTGTTACAGGTGGATTAGGATTAAGAGTGACCGGTAATGCAAGCATGTCTAATATGGAAGTTATTGGATTGATTAATGCATCAACTGGTTCTGCTAATATTGGAACAGTAAACAGTAATGTATTGAGCGTAGTAGGAACTGCAAGTGCAGGAAACTTGTCTACAGGTGGTACATTAAGTGTAACTGGAAATGCTACAGCAGGAAATTTTGCAACTGGTTTATTATCAACAACAGGTAACCTAACGGTATCTGCTAATGCTAACATCACTGCATCAATGAGTGTTGGTAGTAATTTAACAGTTGGTGGTACTGCAAATATTCTAACTCTAGAGGCTGCTAGCTTCCAATCAAATATAGCAAATGCTAATACGATTAATATACCAACAGGCGGTATATTAAGTATGGCAACAGCAAATGCTAATATTGGTAACATAGCAGCCGGTATATTGGCAGCAACTGGTAACGTTAGCGGTTCCAACTTAATTGCTAGTGGATATCTAGCAGTAACAGGGAATGCAAGTGCTAATAGAATTACAGTAGCCACAGGTGTTACGACAGGCAGTCACAATATTGGAGGCGCACTAGCAGTAGGAACAAACGTTGCAATTCAAGTAACTGGATCTAGTAGTAACGGAACAGTGGCAGTATTACAATTTAGTTCGGCTCAAGTAGATGCACCTTTCCCGACTGGACGAAGTATTGTTGTTACCGACTTAGTACCTAGTAATTTGAATGGAACATTTGTAGTATTAACATCTAACACAACGCATGTTACCTATAGTAGTAGTGTTAACGGACCAGTTACACAAGGTGGATTTGTAAGGTCTAGTGGTACAGGTATGATTTTACAAAGTACTGCTAACGTAGGTGGTTTGAATATTATTAATGGTGGTGGAATTGACGCAGGCTCAGGTGCTGTATCAGGTGGAACATTTACTGCTACTTTATTCTCTGGTAACGGTGCAAGTATAACTGGTATTAATATGTTGAATACCGGAATATCAGTTGTAGTTACGGGTACAGCTGGTACTGGGTCTGTTGCTACATTAACCTATGCACCGCAAAGCTATGCACCTTTTACACCAGGACAAACTATAACAGTTGCAGGGGTCACCCCAGTAGGATATAACGGATCACATACTGTTGTTACATGCACTACCAGTGCAGTAACATATGCAAGTGTTACAACCGGTGGAATGACTGTAGCCGGAACAATAGCAGGAGGTCCTAAGGCTGCGGCTGCATTACAAGCAGATACAATTATTTCGTCAAGTCAGCCAAATATTACAAGTGTTGGTACTCTAACAGGATTAACATTGAGTGGTGGATTAACAGGAACTGATATTACTGCTAGTGGATATGTATTGGCTAGTGTGGGTAATGGAATTTCAGCCGCAGGCACAACTCAGGGAACTGCAACAGGATTAACAAAACAGGTTAATGTAATATCAAGCGTTAACGTTTCTACTGCTCAAGGTGTGCGATTGCAATCGGCTACAGTTGGAATGCAAATTATTATTGTTAATACGACACCTTCTCCAGTTAAGGTATATCCTGCTAATGCCGCACAAATTGATGGTTTAGGAACCAATACATCATTCTCATTAGGCGCAGGCGCGAGATTAATGGTAGTAGCATCAAGTACCACACAATGGTATACAATGGTTGGAGTATATGGATAAAATTAAGGAAACAAAATGATAACAGTAGAACTATTACAAAAAGTATGTCCAAAAACAAAATTAAGTGTTTTGCAATTATATGCTGAACCTTTACATGAAGTCGCTGAATACTATGACATGTATGATAACATGCATCGTGCGGCCGCATTCATAGCACAAACTGCACATGAGTCAGGTGGATTCAATTTTGTTAAAGAAAATTTAAATTATAGTGCTAAAGGATTGATGGGAACTTTTAAAAAGTATTTCCCCACAGAAGAATTAGCAAAACAATATGAACGTAAACCTGAGAAGATTGCCAATCGTGTATACGCCAATCGTATGGCTAACGGTGATGAAGCGAGTGGTGATGGATATAGATTCTGCGGCCGTGGATTGATTCAATTGACCGGTCGTGCTAACTATACAAAATTTGCCGCAGACTTGGGAATTTCAATTGAAGAAACTGTTGCATATTTAGAAACACCAGCTGGCGCAGTATCTAGTGCAGGTTGGTTCTGGGATAATAATAATTTAAATCAATATTGTGACAAAGATGATTTTGTAACATTAACTAAACGTATCAATGGTGGTACTATTGGTTTAGAAGATAGAAAACATCACTATCATTTAGCATTGGAAATATTAGGTCACTAATATGGCGCAACCAAATTGGGTAACGGCAGCAGGATCATTGGGAGTATTTCCCTCAGGTCTAGCATTCAATATTAGACTTGTAGCTAGACCAAGGGCTCCGGCTACAACGTTAAGTTATAGTTTGTTGAATGGTAATCTGCCGACAGGTATTGAAAGCGACCCACTAAGACTAACTACCGATGGATATGTTGTGGGCACACCAAATAATGTAGCAGTAGAGACTACATATACATTTACAGTACGAGTGTCGGATGATTTTAATAATATAAGAGATAGAACATTCTCAATAAAAATATTTGGATTCAATGGCATTAGAATTTCTACTCCAGCCGGTGAACTAATGAATGTAATTGATAGCAGATACGTTGATTATAACATATCGGTAAATAATCCTGTTACACCTAATCCTTATATTTTATCAATATCATCAGGTGAGTTGCCACCAGGATTGCAAATGGATAGTCAAGGAAAGATAACTGGATTCCCATTGCCACCGTTAACTAATGCAGGATCTATAACTACTAAAACATATACGTTCTCTGTTCAACTAACTAGTAGATTAGGTAAAGATAGTAAAACGTACAACATAAAGATTAGAAATCAAGAATTAACTAATCCGCCAAATACTAGACCACCTGTTATATTAAATAACACACCACTGTATAAGCCTGTTGATAGCCATGACCCATTGTATAGTTATTACTTACCAGAAGATAATCTTATACCTACTATTAATTCAGGAGAATATTTCTCATTTAAAATTATAGGACACGATTTTGATAACAATACATTGAGATACGAATATGGAGTTTTGCCACCTGGATTATTGGGAGATCCATTAACAGGATGGATAACTGGTATTCCTACTATTCCAACAGATAGCATAGGTAGATATAGATTCTTTGTTAAAGTATCTAAAATTAACAATATTAATATAACTAGTCAAACTGAAACATATACTATCGTAGTTACTAACAGTATTGTACAAGATGTTGAATGGGTTACAGATGCTAATCTAGGTACTGTATTTAATGGTCAAGTGAGTGAACTATTTGTAAAAGCCAATAGTGAAAATGATTTAGAATATAAATTGTCCAGTGGAGAACTTCCACCTAACATGTCATTACTAAGTAATGGACAAATAGTAGGTAGAATACCTAGTCAACCAAATTCATACGGACTCCAACCACAAGGTAGCTCTATGAATTGGACCTTTAGCATTACTGCTTTCAATCCTAGATATCCTGTAGTATCAAGCGAAAGAGAATTTACATTAAGCATATATCAAAAATATAACAAACCAACTGAAAATATATATTTCAAAGCAACTCCTAATATTGAGGGTAGACAGATTATACAATCTTTATTAAACAATGAAGAACTAATTCCTCAAAATTATCTGTATAGACCCGATGATGTTTACTTTGGTAAAGCTGACAGTGTGAAGTATACTCATATATATGGTATGGAGCCTACGGATCTAGTAACGTATATAAATGCCATCAACCTTAACCATTACTATCGTAAACTAGTATTGGGTGAGATTAAAACAGCCATAGCTAGAGATAGTAATAATGATATCCTATATGAAGTTGTTTACGCTGATATAGTTGATGACCTAATAAATCCTCAAGGGGTATCACTGCCACAAGAAATAATATGGGACTATGATATACCTTTAGATTTGGGTCCTTACTTTGTTTCAAATACTGATGTTTTTACTAGTTCTAATCTGTTCTTTACATCTTTCTCATTTGGTACAATTAAAAAATTGTATCCAGCAAGCGTTACAAATATGCGTACAGAACTATTAAATGTTCTGCCTCATAATACTGACCAAGACTTATTACCAAAATGGATGACTAGTCAACAATTAGATGGTAATACATTGGGTTATGTTAAGGCATGGGTGATAGCTTACACTTTACCTGATAAGAGCGTAACAATTAAAAACAATATAAACAATTATTGGCAGTACACATTAAACATGATAGATTTTTCTGTTGATAGGTTTATAATTGATAGAAGTGGTACTTTCAACTACGATACTAATTTGTCCATACCAGCATGGACTGAGTTACCTAGCAGTACACCTACTCCAGATCCTATTGATTATTATGATATTCCGGTATTATTCCCTAGAAAAACTATTTTACCTAAGAATGTAGACTACTAAATATATAACGGGACAACAACATGAGTACAATAAACACAAATTCAATTGATATCAATTATCCTATTCCGGGTATAAACAACAGCACTCAGGGATTCAGAGATAATTTTACTAGCGTTAAACAGAACCTAGACATTGCTAGTACTGAAATATCAGACTTGCAAAATAAAGTCGTAGTTAAGTCTGCATTAGCTGGTACAGTTTTAAATAATGATATGGCTAACACTCTTATAAGCAATGCGGCTGTGCAGGGCTTTCGTGCTAAAACATATAACATGGGAAGTAACTTAGGAGGAACAGTTACAATTGACGTATCTAAAGCTGACGTACAGTATGGTACTGTAACAGCTACCGGTACTACTACTCTTGCATTTGGTGGTTGGGCACCTTCTGGTACACAGAGTAATGTTCAAATACGCATATCAGTAGATCCTAATGTATCTATTGATGAAACTTCATATTTGTTATTTCCTTCAACTGATATTAATTCTAGTGGTAATATTGTAGCAGGATTAACTTCCAGTGCTAGAATACTTGAAAACTATGCATCAAATGTTGCAGATGCTAGTGTTGGACCAGATATGACATATACTAATGTCGTTAGTTTAACCGGGATGCAAGAACTTGACTTTACTATTTCCACAATAGATTGTGGTACAATACTAGAAGTTACACCTATTAACAAGAATCAAAAAGCTGGGCAAATACCAATACGTATACCCACAGCAACCGGCCAACCGGGCGATTGGCCAGGTAAGATTTGTATGGGCAATCAATACATATACGTTTGTGTTGGTGCATATGATGGTAGTACTGCAATATGGGTAAAAGTTAATGCTGCCTTTTCTGCAATATAATTTTTCTACATAGTTTCTATGCATTAAATACTTAATGCAACACCCCTTTATACATGACCTAAGCGGTAAGTCTATGGAAGAACTGCAAAACACTATCCAAGACTTATCCGCAAAACTGAACTTTGTTTACCGAAGTCAGAACGGACCTATGATTCAACAAATGCAAATGGTAATGGAAAGTTACCGTGCTGAATATGCCAAGCGCATTGATGATATATACAAAAAACAAAATCTACAAAACAAAATCAACATATCAAAAGAAAAAAAATGACAGCAAGAATACAACGTGATTTCGAATTCGTTTCAGGAGTGTTTGTTGATAACGAATTATACATGAACATATATAACTTTGATGTACATTTTAATGTACAATCAGAATCAATTGAAGCACAAAATATAGCATTAGATAGAGTAAAACATCTAATTAGCACATTAGAAAATGTTGTATTTGTATATGATAAAGATATAGAAACTATCGAAAAATTATACAATGCAGACATACGTGTTTGCCCATTACCAGAAGAACCGTACGACCAGATTGTGGGTATTATGCTTTTGGTAAAAATCAATGCAATTACTGAAGGTAACTTAGTTGCATCTGATATTAGTATCCTATCTAAGATGAGTGATGGTGTTAGTTGCCTACACAGTATTGAAGAAAACACAGGTCCTTTTAAACTAAAGGGTTGGTGGAACGACAGTAGTCCAAAACTATCAAATGGTATCCCTAAAGTAAAAGGTAAGAAAGTAGTTAGATTACCCAAGACTCCAAACAACTGGGATGATTTAAATCTAAATTGGGAAACAAAAAAAGAATCTAATGTTATTAGCGAGATTGTGTTTGCTAGTTTTGAAAGTAAAACGGAGAAATAACTATTGACTAGCATAAAATATTATGCTACAATAGATGCATGAAGAATACTTTACATGGAATTCAATTACTAAATGAAGATGACTTGTGCAATATCTATCTGCAAAACCCTGACCAAATAATAAAAGATGCAATAGTAGAAAAGTCTATTCAATTTGAAGACCTACTAGAGTTACAAAACATTCCCAAAATTCGTGTGTATGAGGCGTCATCCGTAGATATGACTACATTTGACAACATGAATCAAAATAATTGGTTTATGCCAAAAGAATATATTGAGTTTGACATAGCAAAATATGTTTTGGATTTATGCCAAACCGACTATGAATTACAGCGAGTCGGAGAAGAATTAATAAAATTCCAAGAACGAGAAATGTTCCCATTATTGTGTTATTGCAAGTATCTTGTTGATACAATGCGTAAACATAATGTAGTGTGGGGAGTTGGTCGTGGCAGTAGCGTTAGTAGCTATGTTCTGTTTTTGATTGGAATTCACCGTATAAATAGCTTACACTATGATTTATCCATAGATGAGTTTCTAAAATAGGAGAAAACTATGCCAGCATATAGAACAGCGCAAGGTAAAAATGTAGACATGTCACAATTGGCAGCACGTAACGAAAAGGTTCGTGCAGTTGGTAACATGAATGTAAATGCCCGAGGTGACATTATTGATAGTCATAACAGGGTAATTAAAGATAACAATAAAAGAGTTAAAAATAACCATCAAAAGGGAGTAGGTGAAAAGCCAAGTGTGCCGCGCCCGCAAGTACCTAACAATTCAGTATCTGCACCCATTCCGGCAGTAGCAGACATTGAAGAAGAATTAGCAGACCATGAAAAAGAATTATTTGACGATGATGAGGAAATTATTAAAAAATGAAGTTAGCATTTGAACCGCATAGATTCACTAAAGACCAATTTAAGGCGATTGGTAAACATATCATTGTAGCTGATATGGAATTCAAAGAACGTATCAGTTATGGTGGAATTTATATCCCCAACGATGATATGAAAAGCGAAGGTATTCGTCCACGCTGGGCTAAAGTATATGCACTAGGTCCAGAGTTTGAAGATGACGAAATTAAAGTGGGTAAGTGGATATGTATCAGTCACGGACGTTGGACAAGAGGTATTGACATTGAAGATGAAACGGGTAAACACACGTTGCGTAGAGTTGATGAAAATGATATACTACTCATATCTGACGAACCCGTCAATGACTTTACATTAGGCGATAAAGGACTTTAAAATGGCTACATGGAGTGTAAAACCCGAATGGAAGAAATCAATTATTGAGCGACAAATCTGGACAAAAGAAGGTGTCGCAGGTTATATTAGTGTTGAAACAGGTTGGAGATGGGGCGAGTTTCATGTCACAACCGAGAATGATACCCCGCCAGACTTAGTAGCAGGTGTTGATATCTACAATTGTGACTATGAATGTGAACTGGTTTCATTGGATGATGGATGCTGGGAAGAATCAGATATTGATGTTCAGGATGAAGAACTAAGAAATGAACTTGAAACATTCCTCGAAGATAATTCGGTACATGACCTTGAAGAATTGGGTTGGTATTGTGATGATACAGAAATGATTATCGATTGTGATTTGATTATTGAAAATATTGATACTGGTGAGGTTGTGGATAGTTCTAATGAGGCTGAGGCAAGAGCAATGCTAGAAAAACCCACTCAGTGGCCTTGGGGCCCTGAACTTGCGTCTACTATAGAAACTGCTAAGTGGCCGTTTGATAGACCAAAAGAAGGTAAAAAATGAAGTGGTTTGATAATTGGTTTTTAAAAAAGTCTCGCTGGGCATGGGATGCTTCCCGAGAGAAAGAGTATGATGACGGACCAAATCTTGTTATGACTGGTAGCAATAATAAACTCAAAATGAATCGTGCTATTTCAGCAAGACATGATTCCTCCGGTGAATTAGAAAGTCGTAGCACTTCATTCAATTTATATTCTGCTAACGGCGGGCATGTAGTTGAATTGCGTCACTATGACGAAAAATCAGACAGAATAAAAAATTCACTACATATTGTACCACATGACAAAGATTTGGGTGAAGCATTAAATCACATTATCACTTATGAAGCATTAAAACGATGAAAAATCAACTCTGGGTAGAAAAGTATCGTCCGAACACAGTGGAAGATTATGTGTTTGTTGACAATAGACAAAAAGAACAAGTACAAGGCTGGATTACTACTGAAAGCATTCCGCATTTACTGTTGAGTGGAGATCCTGGTACAGGCAAGACCACTCTTGCAAAAGTATTGATACACGAACTAGGTGTAGAAGAATATGATGTACTAGAAATAAATGCTAGTCGTGAAAACAGTGTTGATGTTGTTCGTAACAAAATAGTTGGATTTGTGCAGACAATGCCTTTTGGTAAATTCAAAGTGGTATTACTAGATGAGGCAGATTATTTGACTCCTGCAGGTCAGGCAGCATTGCGTAATGATATGGAAGCATATCATATGACTGCACGATTCATTTTAACATGTAACTATCAACATAGAATTATCCCTGCACTTAAGAGCAGATGCCATGAATTTCACATCACAAAGACAGACAAAACTGAATTTACAGCACGTGCGGCAACTGTACTAGTAACTGAAAACATTGAGTTTGATTTAGATGTACTTGATAACTATGTAACTGCTACATATCCTGACTTACGTAAATGTTTGAATCAACTTCAAGTAAATAGTAGTACAGGTAAACTTTTATCTTCAATCAATGAAACCAATAGCGAAGATGAGTTATTGCTAGGAGCAATCAGCTTATTTAAGAATGGTAAAGTGTATGAAGGTAGACAAATGTTGTTGCAATATCTAAGTTTATATCCAACTCGTATTGAAGATTTGTATCGTTGGATGTATAACAATTTAGACATGTGGGGCAATACGAATGAAAAGCGTGATGCTAGTGTCATCATTATTCGTAACGGTTTGGCAAATCTAAGTCTAGTGGGTATCCCTGAGATTAGTTTAGCGGCAACATTAATTGAATTAACAGGATAAATTATGAGATATTTACTAATTACATATGTACGTAAAGCTAACGGTCAAATTGATGAACAAGTAGAAATTACTAAAAATCTAAAAGTGAAAGACCATCAAACTTGCAATGCTATATTAGATTTTAAAGAAAAACAAGTATTGAAGTGCGTAGTAGAAGGCAAGGTCGTAAGCACCGATTGGGATAAACTCAGTATATATTATAAACAGGTATATCCTACT